CTCAGGGGCGTTCTCCGCGTGTTGTTTACGCGGGAATTGGGGTTCTATATGCTAAATTAGAGGCTTGTGAGAAGCGTAGGCTGATACTATTTACGGTTTGTTTTGGTTTTGTTTTAACGATTTATAGTCAGGCTCTTCTCATCAAGGGGTGGTTGTGGGATGTTTAGTCCACTTCGATTGCTCGCATGGATCTCCCGGATACTCGGCCGGCCATTGTTGGGCCAGCGCCAGCGCCTCCGAATCGAGAAACCGCGACGGCGATGCCAGCCTCCTTAGCTGCATCGGCGACGAATTTCCCGACTTCTTTGACGCTGTTCCAGACACGATCACCAAGTGAGTTGGCAGTGCGTGTGGCGATTTCAATGTCTTTTGCGCTGAAATCAATTTTGGCGGGTAGGCCTTGGGACAGGATGGAACCATCAGGTAGGGTGAATTCATAGTTGTAGATGACTTCGATATCCAGGACGACAGCGTTTTGGTTACCACCGACCAGTTCGATTCGGATGGTATCCCAACACTGGTCAGTCCATTGGGTGGTTGCAGTAGGGAGGAAACCAATGAAGTCACGGGCTTGTGTTCCGAGGGGCATGTGGATCACAGGGATTTCCATGGCAGGTGTGACGGGGACTGTCAGAACGGATGTAAAGTTCACTTGTCCAGCAGGAATTCCAGTAGCGGCGAGTAAGGTAGGCGTAGATGATCTAGAGATAATGAGATAACCAGAGGTTAACATGACTGAAGATAGATTGCGTATGATAATTCCAGCTGTGACGACACGAAATTGGGTAAAGGTGGCGGCGAGGTTTGTGCTTCCAGTAACGGATCCGTAATTTGATCCTGCAGTGTAATTGGAGCCGGCCCATGCAAAGGTGAGTTGACAGGCGGCGAGATATTGCGGGTTGAATTCAACAAGAGCACTTCCGGTCGCTGAGGTAGCGATTGCGAGGTGGTTGCGAACTCTGTAGGGTACGGTTCCGAAGCTGGCGCCATCAATCCAGCGCATGCCTTTAGCATGCTCACAGAATGGATCGGTGACGGCACAAATCTTCTCCATTTTGCTACGGCTGTTAATAACGAGGTTGCTAAGGGCCATAGTGGGCATTCTTCGTGCATTTGGAGTGTTGTTTGTGGTAGGGGCGTTTCTGACAGCTTTCTTTCGAGGTTGTCTGCGGCGTTGGGGTTGTCTAGGTTTAGGCATATTTGTGCGTTTATTTTGACGGTTGGGCTCAGCTTATTGTTGATAAGTGCACCCGGACGCCCCATGGCGTCCGGGAACCCAACCGGTGTCTACCTCATTGCTTGGTGGTAGGTGTGGCTGACGGCACGCGAGCCTTTGCAGTGGGCTTAGGTTTCGCGTAAGGTTTCTGTTTGTTTGTTTGTAGTAGTTGTTCATCTAGGTCGCTTCGAGCAGTCGCTCCAGAAGGTTCATTGGTGTATTGGGCTTCTTGTGTTTGTTTGCGAAATTGTTGTTTTGGATCTTTGGCGTATCTTGCAGCTCGTTGTTGTGAGTGGTGGAATGTAGTTGGTGATTTCTTCTTTGGGGTTGGGAAATTGTCTTCTTCTATTAAATCATCCAGAGGTGGAGGGGGTGGAGGGTCCTTGGGACGGGGAGCATAATGGGTTTCCCCATTAATTACCACGTCTTCAGTAATTTCCATCTCCTTGGTGGGTTCTAGTTGGATGCATGGTGGGTTGAGAAGATCTTTCAGGCACGTTGCCCGGTTGATAAATGCGAGGAAATTAGAGGGGTCGGCGTTGGGTAGAGACCGAGATGCTTCATCAAGCATCCAGTCCGCAGCCACGTTTAAGTAATTTGTAGTTGCATTGAATCCGTTGTATCCACGGAGGTCATTTGCGTAATGGGACACAGGTCGTGCCATTCCAAAGGCTACAACCGCGTTTACATACGGTCCGATAATTGGAGTTTGGCTATCACTTAAAACGTAGCCACGGCACTTCTCTAATAGTTTCTCTTCGGGTAGAATATTGGAGGGCAATGGCAAGGAAAGGTGTATTTTGAGTAGTTGGCGGTGAAGATCACACATCGAATTGGTGTCGCCGGTCCAAACGTCAGGGCTATATATCCTAGCTAGGAATGATATACCCGGTTGACCATATTGGACGGATTCGGCTTTCACTTGTAATCCGAGGCGTGACGCAGCTTCAGTGAGTGATTTATCAGCAACATTGCGGATCAACCCGTCGTCCCCTCCGAAGAGGTCACGACAGATTTCCGCATAGGCTTTGTCTGGCGACAAGCCCTGTAACCGATAAGCGACATACGCTGCGAATGCGTTAGTTAGGGTGTTAAAGATTGATGTTTCGGAAGAACCAGACAGTCTCGTCCATTCAGTGGCGTAGTTAACACCATGTGGAGTGCTGCCCGGTAGGTGGTGTTGAGATTCCTGGGCCTCAGTTAGATCAGGGTGAAACACAGTTGAAAATAAGCGGTAGGAAAATCCTTGCTCTAAGAGTCTTTGAGGTTGACCGATGGTGCCATCAAATCTGGTGTAGTCAGACTTGGTGACAGTCTCGGCTCCCTGGCAGGTGGTGGCCACTCTAACAGAAGTCCCGAGGGGACTGTCAGAGAAAGCATACCAGGGTTTAGTTTTGAGATACTCCATCATCGAGTAGCAATAGGATGACCAGTGCATTTTGTCGTTGGGGTTAACTGTTGAGATATTTCGAGGGGCTGAGGGTTTGCTGTATGACTCACCTTTCAAAAAAGACTTGACTCTGCGTCCTGCTCGCGTCATCCAATCGATGGTGATGTCCGCTTCTTGGACGATAGCTTGTTGGGATGGGCGAGGTTGACGCATTGCGGTCTCTTCGAAAGACAAGGGGGCGCAAGTGTGCATGTCGGATTTGGGAACAACGAACTCTAGAAACTCTTGTGTGTATTGCAACACTTTAGGGTCAGTAAAGATCTTATTCTTTTGTTTCTCCACTCGGTTAACGATGCTGTTACGCTCGTTGCCGATGGACTTAATGGGCACAAAAGCACCTGGCAAAATGGCGGACATGTAGGGTACCATAGCAGGTTTATCTTCGGGGTTTGATCTTCCATAGTTGTAGTAAGATACGGACTGGTTGATGGTGCAAATGTAATCAGGTTTTGGGATTTTGGATGAGTGGCATTCTTTTAACAGCGTCGCTTGCGCTTTGCGTGCTAAAACCTCCGCAATTTCCTCGGGCCTCTGCCCGAGGAAACTTTCCACGGAGGATAATGCCACATCAGTTTTTGATGTGCGGATGTGGCGTGCGATTGCTTCGTCGCAATCGGCGGTGATGGTGGCACATATGGCTCCTGATACTTTGGATGTTGAGACGACGTGGCCGCGGTCGGTGCAGAAAATGTCTAATCGGTTGAACTCGCCGCAGTTGGGTTTAAGGCGATGCAATTGTTTCGATTCAAGGAATGGGGTGAAGAGTGATCCTAGTAGGGACCACTCCCCTATAGGGGTGAGCAAAACTAATTGATGATCGGCGGATACCTTGCGGCGGTCGATTAGGTATGAGACAGTTTTATATGCAATACCAAAGAATTTGTTGGTGACAGTGACGCAATCGGGGGAGTAGTTCCACACCTGGTGGGTGTAGCTTGCTCCTCCTTTCACTTGGTAATGCACTTTATTTGCCTCATCAAAATTGAAGTAGTAGTCGTTGCGGGTTGCGGCGACGTCGTCGGGCATGAAGGTGTAAAGAAGGGTAGGTTGTGGGTAGTTGGCTAGATGGTGAGGGACATCGACATAGTAATCGACGTCCACAAAACAGATCACGTCAGTGCGGCCGGGGTTGAGAGGGGCGGGCTGCACAGGTACATCTTTATTCCAATAGTAAGATCTAGATCCGGCTAAGTCTTTTCGTTCATCAGCACGAGACTTTTGAACGAAGTAGGGCTCTCTGCCGATCGTACTAGAGAAGTTACGCATGAAGTGCGTGGCGGTAGTTCGACTAGCGGCGGAGGTGGCATGGGAATGGTTCTTAGCAGGGAACGCGTGAACGAGTGGCTGGTTGTGAAAAGCTGGGCGTATCGTATCAGCTATACGGATAACGCAATTGAAGTAGTTCACAACATAAGAGAAATGATAGTCGGCATGACGGCGTAGAAAGAAGGGTGCAAGGTAGTACATGATCTTAAGGATCACGCAACTACTGAGCACAACTAGGGTTAGGTAAGCCATGCTGGCAGGAATTGCCACTGTCACGTGGGGAACTGGAGTTAGTTCGTAGAACTTAACCAGATCAGACAGAGATTTGTTGAGTGTGGAATAAAGATAAGCAATGAGGGTGGTGAACGCGTAGGCGAACACCACCAGACCATCAGCTAGAAGCTGGCATCCGAGAAATACTGTTGAGTAAATCATTGGGAAAGCAGGGACGTTAATTCTGC